TGCCATTGGTCGTCTATTGACATGTCTTTGTTCCACGAATAACCCATAATGTATATCCTATATTAAGTTACTACAAATGTCAAGTCTGGTTTTTATCTAATATTTTATTAATGTTATTATATCTTTTAAGTCTATCTATTTCTTTAAGTGCTTTTTTCTTTGCTCTATCTAATTTTAGTTTAGATACACCCTCTGTAAAATTTCTACCAATAGTATGGTCATATTCATGTTGACATATACGACTCATCATACCATCTAAATGGGCTTCTTGTGTGTTACCATCTTTGTCTTCATATTTCATCACACATTTTCTAGGTCTCTCTATGTCAATAAACATGAAAGGATAAGTTAAACAACCCTCTTTCATTCTAATCTTTTCTTCACTTACAGATACTATCATAGGATTAAACATTGCTAATGCCATACCTTTTTCTATACCTTGATGGCCACCTGCTACAAACATGTTGAAAGGAAGACCTACTTGATTACAAGTTAGACCTATGCCACCAAATTTCTTCATAACTAAAAACATTGCGTCAACAAGTTCTTGTCTATCTTTAAAACCCTCTTCTTTTAATAGTTCATCTGTAAATGGTGCTATTGCTGATTGTACTCTAGGGTCGTTTGGTGGTATTAACTTTAGTTCTTTCATATTGTTCCTAACTGTGTGAAGTTTTGATGTTTCTCAAATTTAATAATGTTTGTAAACCTGTCAAACAAAATATCTCCTTTGTGTGATATAATAAAGATGTTTTCTTTCTCTAAACCTTTAATAATTTTAAAGAAGTCATCTGTACCTTGGCCGTCTAGTGATGAATCAAATATCTCATCTAGTATTAATAGATTGGTATTTGTACTATTCTTCATTCTAGCGATATCACGCCATGTAAATAGTAAGGCAAGGTCAATTCTCATCTTTTCACCTTCACTAAAGTTATTATAATTAAATGTATCTCTAAATCTACTTTTAACTGTTTCATTAAACTCTTCATCTAAGTTGAATGATATGTAAAAGTCCATTGCTTGTAGATACTTATTAATAAGTTGATTCATAATAGGTACATACTTACGAATGATGTTTGCTTTAGCACCTTTGTCGTTAAGTATCTCTCTTAATACATCAACATAATCTTTTTCTTCTTGTACATCTACTAACTTTGCGTCAGCAACACCAAGGTCAGCTGCCATGTTGGCCAATTCAAGTTCTATCTTTTCAATGTCAATATCTTTTCGACTAGCTGTAGAAATATCTTGTTGAATTTGGTCGCTGTGTTTTTTCAATGCTGATAGACTTCCGTTTATCTTTGCTATCTCCACATTCATTTCGGATATCTTGTTTGACATCTGACTGAATTGTGTCATCTTCTCTTCGTGTATATTGAGTTCTCCTACGAGCTGCTTGAGACCTGATTCTAGCTTGGCAATTGTTGTAGTTTCGTGATTGCATTTTTCTTCCTTAAATTTTTCGTCTATTGATTGTGTACATACTGGACATGTATCATTATCTTTGAAAAAATCTAATGTCTTTTTATGTGTAGATATATTTTGTTCTATCTTGGTTTCAAACTTCTCTAAGTCTTTAACCTTTTTGGCCGTTGTATCTTGGTTGACTAATGTATTTTGACTAACAGCTATCTGTTCATTTAAAGTTTGTATTTTTTGTTCATATTTTAATCTATTTTCTTCATTTTCTACTATCTTATTTTGTTGTACCGTCAGGTTGTCGCTACCTTTAGTTTCCAGAGTAGTTAGATACTTTGCTTCAGTTTCATACTTGGTCTTTATTAACTCACATTGGTGCCTCACCTCCGTAAGTTTTTTTTGAAGTTCACTCTGTTGGGAACGCAAAATTAAGTCCATTAGACCAAAAACTCTAATATCTAAAATTTCTTCTACAACTTCTCTACGATATCTAGGTTTCATTTTCATAAACGGTTCGTATGAAGAAGAACCTAATAAAACCACCTGAATGAATGACCTATAATTAAGTTTCATTATGTTTGTTTCAAGGTACTTTTGATAATCTACATTGTTGGCGTCTTGATTAATAAGTTTACCATTACAAAATATTTCAAATAGATTTGGTTTTATACCTCTTCGTACAATATAGTTCTTAGTACCTACATCAAACTCTACCTCTACCATACAATCGCCGTTGTTAATTGTATTGACCATTTGTTCTTTTTTAATAATTCTAAATGGTCTATTGAATAGTACAAAACACAATGCGTCTAGTAAGGTTGACTTACCTGTACCGTTTGTGCCTACAATCAATGTGGTTTGTGAGATACTTAAATCTATCTCTATTGGCTGATTGCCTGTTGATAAAAAATTCTTATATGATATTCTCTTAAATAGTATCATTCACTAGCTTCCATGTACAATTCTTTTGCAAACTGTTTTAATTTTTGTTTATCTAATTTTATATCTGTCTGGTCGATATAGTTACCTAAAAAAGTAAGTGTGTCTTCACCTTGTTCCAATATATCTTCTCGTACTGAGGCACCAATATCTGTAGGGTCTTCAATTACATCAATAGCATGTATGTTAATAGAGTTATACAATCTATCCATTAGTCTTTCAAACATATCATTGTCTGACCTATTAGATACAAACAACTTAACAAAACATTTGTCATATTGATTAATGTCTAACTCATCATAGTTTGTTTCTTTATCATTATAGATAATCTTTTTAAACAAACTATTAGGATTTTCTACCCTTGTCAACTCTCTAGTTTCAGTATCAAAGATATGAAATCCTTTAGGACATTGGTAGTCTGACCATGTCATTTCGTATTGAGTGCCAAGATAATAGATATGACCATCATCTGATTTTTTATGAAAGTGACCAGACATTACCTTTTCAAATCTTTTAAAAATTGCTTTGTCTTGACCATGGTCATTGAAATGGCCGTTGTGCATTTCAAAACCTTTTACTTCTAAGTGACCCATTGCAATAGATGATGTACTGTTCTCTATTGTTCTAATACTTTCTGCCTCATTGTCATCACAAATCCATGGTATAAAGAGTATTGGTAAACCATCAAACTCAACTGTTGTTGATTGTGTATAGACCTTGGCGTCTTTACATATGTCAAGGTTTTGCATAGCATTGACCTCATTTGTATTCTTATAATAAGTGTCGTGATTACCAATGATAATATGTGTATCAATACCTTGTTCATCTAATCTATTCCAAAATACTTTTTTAAAGTTGTGTGCTGTATTGTGGTTGATAAATTTTCTTCTATCTACCACATCACCTAGATGTATTAATGTTTTAATACCATACTGTTGCATGTATGGAAAAAATAGTTCATTATAAAACTTGTTTTGAAACTCAATAAAAGCTGGCGAATCGTTACGAGCACCAAAGTGGGTATCATTTAGTAGAGCTATCTTCATTATTTTTTCTTTTTTGCGGCTTCTAATTTTTTCTTATGTTGTAATGTAGTTCTCTTTGGCATTTTTTTAGCGCCAGGATCCATATCTTTACTTTCAACTGGTGCCATATTCTTTTGTAAGAATTCTGTAAACTGATTTTTAAAATCTCTATCTTCACCTGGATTTAAAGTCATATCATCATAATTACCCTCTGCAATCATTCTTTGTTTGATTGTAGTTTGTTTCTTTTCTTTTTGTATTCTACGAATAAATGCGTAATAGATTATTTGTGTGAAGTAAGCAAACGGATTGTTTGACTTATCTGGATTAAAGTTGTGTAAATACTGTAAACAGTTTTCTATACCATCACTAATCATATCATCTCTATATGTATAGTTGATAAAATTAGGTCGATAAGATAAATGATTCGCTATCTTTAGGAAACATTCACCGACATAATTGGGAACTCTAGGTATAGCTTTACCTGATTTTTCTGCTTCGTTAACAGTTTTTCTAAACTCGACCATAGCGGCCAAGAATTCTTTGTTGTTAACATAATGTTCTGGTTTTGCTTTTGATTTTGCCATAATATCCTCAATGTTGTTTATATAATACTCTAAGTTGATGTAATTGTCAAGCTTAGGTTGTTTTTATTTATTTTTAATCCACGGTTGACATCTTTTTTATTTTGTGTATAATAACGGTGTCCGTTTTCAGAAACACTAGCTTTAAATACCTAATGTCTTTAGTGCATTGTTGGTTCATCTTCATCATCAAAATCATCAAACTCTCTAAAGATTTCATTCATTTTTTTATTCTCTTCAGGAGTAAACTCTTTTCTGTGATAATTCTCATCTCTTTTAGGTCTATCTAAACTATCATAGTTTTTAATAATATCAGTATAACTACCACTCATCTCTAAGGAAGCGTTGGTGATTGTCATAATTTTATCTTTAGGAATAGTAACAACTTTATCCATAGTATAGTTAGTCCAACGAATCAAAGCAATATAATCTCTGAAGCCTGTTGGTGTCATTTGAGGAATATATTTTATTTGTAAAGGTTTATCAAGTCTAATTAGAGGACCATTATCTGGCAACTGTTTCTCACCAGTAGGTAGTACGGTAACAATGTCGTCACCGTTAATAAGTTTTATTATTTTAACTGTTTGATTCATTGTTCAATTCTATGTTATGTATTTCATATTCAAAGTCTTCTTCACTATAGATATTTATCCTTTCTCTAAAGTGGTTGAGTGTGTAGTTCTCTTTCTCATTGTATGTTAAGTCATCTGCAATATCATATAAAGTAGCAGAACCATTATTATCTTTTAATCTTAAACCACGACCAATAGATTGTAAGTTTCTTATCCTAGACTTAGAAGGACTAGAAAAGATAATGTTGTGTAAATTACGAATGTTGATACCGGTACTAAAAGTTCCATAACTTGCCACGATAATAGCATTGTCACTCTTTTCTGTAAGTTCTCTAATCTTTTCTCTTTCATCTGTATCTACTCCTCCGTGAACATAAAAAACCTGTTTATCAGGTGCTTTTAATTTTATATCTTCATATAATTGTTTACCATGTTTTTCTACATACTGAAACAAACATAGTGTATTACCATTTAGACCAGCGGCCAAGTTTCGTATAAATTTATTTCTTTTATCAGATTGTACTATGTAATCCATTTCTTCTTGGTAGTTCATACCACTAGCATGTTTACACTCAATCGCACCATGTTTTAATATTAGACAGAAAATCTTTAAGTCAGCTAATTGTTTCTTCTCTTGTAGTTCTACTGTAGAAACCACCTTGTTGACTGTACCAAAAAGTCCTTCTAACACCAACTTGTGTGTTTGTGTACCATCTAAAGTACCAGTTAGTCCTATTCTATATGGGCATTTTTCTAGTTTTGTCAATATCTTAGTTAGTGAAACAGCCTTGAATAAATGTGCTTCATCACCTACTATCATACGGATATCTTTAAAGTATTTTTTAGGTTGTGTATAGATAGATTGCCATGTAGATATGATTACAGGTTTATTTGTTTCTTTAGAATGACCTTGATAAATCCTATGTACATATTTTTCAGGTGACCAACCATAATCCTTGAAGTCTTTAAACAGTTGTTCGACCAAAGATGTAGTTGGTACAATAATTAATATTTTTTTCTTGTCTTCTTTTAACCGAAGAATGTTAAACCTAACAAGAAGATAGACAATAAGAGATTTTCCACTAGCTGTGGGTGAAAGTAATAAAGTTCTATTTTTTCTAACTGCATATATAAATGCCTCCTTTTGATAGTCACGAACAGTAAAAGGTATTTTTAAAGCTTCAATAAACTTATCTACCTTTGCTTCGTCAACTTTTGTATCTTGTATTTTAGTGCCGTCAACAACATGAACCTTGTTATCTTCACACCATTTTAATATATAGGGGTATAGACCAACATAAATTTGACCTGTTTGATATGAGAACAATCTAATCTTTCCGTCCCATACTCTGTTTCTAAACTGAGGCATAAACTTAAAACCAGGTACCTCAAAGGTAAAGAATTGGCCAAGTTCTCTTCTTATGTCCTCATCAGCTTCAATCTTTAAATAGACATCATCTTTTTTATCTATAATTAAATATCTTGTTAAACTCATTTATAAAATCCATGTCATAAGTGAATACCTATTACCTTTAATTACTTTTTTAACTTCATGTGAATACATAAAATTACTAGGAAAAACAACACCTGAAGCCTTTGTTTGTTCTGGTATATATTCGCCGTCACAGAATACAATTTCTCCACCCTCTTCAGCAGTTTGTAAAAATATTAATGCTGTTACATGTGGATAACCATACTGTTGACCATGTGAATGGTGTATATTGTCTATATGATTTTGCATAAAACCACCTTCAGCATAATGATTCATTCTAAATGGTGTAAAACTTTGTGGTACTATTTTAGTATGTGTTTTAATATAATCATCAACCATACCTCTAAATCCAGTTTTTAATTCTTCGTAAAACTTATCTTGTTTATTAATCCAA